AGGTGATGTAACTCGGCGTCCTACCGATGCGAGCCGCGAAAGCGCTTTTTGACAGAAACAGTGGATCCGTCATAAGCCCTCCTTTTCAACGGCTTTTCAATGGAAGCCTTTCAATTTCAATGGATTGAATTTCAGTAAGCTGGCAGCCCACCCGCTAACGCTTTCCCGCGGGTTTCATGCCCCGTGTTCCTCGGATGCATCCAGGGTCCCCGGCGATTTTCGGCGCCCCGAAACGGTGCATCTTCCCGGCCCCCCACAGGCGGAGGCGCTTCGTCGACACCAGCACGCGTGAAGGTCGGGGGTTCACAAAGCCGAGTGCTTACGCAAATTCCCGGAGTGCCTCTTGCAGGCGTCTGGCTTTGACGATGGCTTCAGCATTACTTTCGCGCTCAGCCTCAACCGATAGGGCTACCTCTTCAATACGGCCAGCCAACGCCTTCATGCGCTTGCTGAACTCTTCCGAAAGACTCACCACCTCACCAGACAGTGCCGCCAGCACATCCAATGCGCCCTCAGGCTTCTTGATCGAAACAATGGTCTGCTTGGCTACCTGAGTCACGACTTGCTCCTTCTTTGGTTTTGGGGTGGCGGCATCACGCTGAAACTTTCCGGCTACTGGCTCGCGGATAAGACCGGCGTCTTTGAGCTCGCCAAGAGCACGGCGTATTGCAGGGGCTGTGGCACCAGTGGCTTTAGCTGCCTGAACGGCGGCGTGGATAGCTGGAACGCTCCAGCTCGTTTGGATCGGTACATAACCAAAGATTTTTTGAGCAATAGAAGATTGCCCAGCAAGCATCTGCTGCTGCCTGGATACATTCATTTCTGGAGACCTGCTTAATAAGTGGCTGGGGTGAGAGCTATTCAGAGCGATTCGATTCGGCGGACACTTCGCTGACGCCCAGCCGCTTGGCAACCCAGCGTTCGTAAAGGCCGATGGCGACATCGGCGCCGGCCATCGCGGTCAGGCAACCCAAAGCGCCTGCCGTCCAGATCGACATGCCGGCGGCAATCATCAACATCATCGCGGTCACACCGCAGGCGATACAGGCACCGGATCGCAACGCGAGGCGGCGTAACAATGCCCAGCCCCGCGCCCCGTCCTTATCGGCTCGCCACATCTCCCCCGAAACACCGCCGACCAGGGCCAGAACGATCACTAACCAGATCGGCATCTCTGCCAGCGCTTGCTGCTCATTTGTCATGTTGTGCCTCAAGTGAAGGAGTGTGCCGAACACAAAAAAGAAAACCCCGCCGGGGGGGCAGGGTTTCAGTGTCATGACAAACGCCAGGACGGAGTGCACAGCACGTGCTCGGGGAGCGCCAAGGCGCAAATTCCATATCGTGGGGACTTTTTACCCCGCTCCGGAAAAACCGAAAAGGGGTGTTTTTCGGTTGATACGCTCGACGCACCTTTGACGCACGTTGACGCAACTTTGAGGCAAACCATCCAGACGAACGGCAGTCAGCAAGATCTGACGCGGGCTACAGCGGAAGCCCGGGTTAAATCAGTAACCGGCGACTTCACTCGCTTGTTCCGTGCCCGACCTGGCGCACTGCGTACAGTCAAGATCACCTGTACCTGCTGATGCAAAGCGTGGACCCAGTTCCTATACGTCCGATCCGCATCATCTCCCAAGCCCAACAATGGCAACTGAGAGCGTACCGACCACGCAGGCCGAGGCAGATAGCGATTACGCGCCAGTTTAGCGAGCAATGCCCCTTTTTCGGACTGCCGCTCCAGCTCCGCGAGGGCAGCCGCGACCTCCGATGCTGCGTGATCCATCCCACCACCTGTTGCCATCATCAAGTCGCGAGATCCCGGAGTGCCGCGAGGGGCAGAGCCGCCCCATTCCATAATTGTCGCCATCGGGCTACCAAGACCGCCGCCGTCACCTACCTGGTTGAACTGGTTACCCCAATGCTGCATTAGTTCTTCGATTTCTTCGATCATCGCCCCGCTCCCCCGGTCAAAATCCAACCCGACACAAAAAACGCCATACCCAACACAAAACCAACACACCTAAAACCCTTTAAATTCAATAGCTTTAAATCAAATGTTTTGGGTGTGTTGGGTGTGTTGGGTTTAACGGTTCTCGCATAAGAAAAAAATCTTGCCGCCATGGATTCAAATAACGTCGCCCATACGCGTGCGCGACGCCAAACCCAACACACCCAACACACAAGGCGGAAAGCCGCGAAATAGAAGGCTTGAAATTGTGTTGGGCATCTAAAACCAACCCAACACATACCCGACACACCCAACACACTTTTAGACGGACTCATGCTGCAGCCGCCTTAATGTGGTCCCAGTTGTCGACGCTCCATCCCGCCAGGCGCGCCGCAGCCCGCCAAGCAACCACCGCTTTGCCCAGGTCGGCCGAGCTGAGTGATGGGGGCAGGGAAGCCTGCTCATCGCGGGGAAAGAAAAACGCCGCGAACTTGCGATTGCTGCCATCGGTCCAGGGGATGGCGCGGGTCTTGTCCACCTCCGAGCTGATGAACAACGAGAACTTCGTCTGACTCATCACATGCTCTTTGTTGCGGTGGCACCACTCTAGGAACATTGCGTAAAGGTCAGTAGACAAACAGGCGCCCCACATATCACGCCCAAGCTCGCCGTATTGCCAGAGGAACAGGAAAGTCTGCCAACTGGCCCGACTCAGTGCCACCAACCGCTCACGCGCATCAGTGCTGGGCGGCCTGGTGCGCTGGTCGAAGCCGCCCAGGTCAACGGACAACAACCACGCGTACAGCGCCGCGACGCCGCCATTCTCCAGCTCTCGTCCTACTGCCTTCTGGCGCTCAACCGGAAGTGTCTCCATCGGCCAAAGCACCAACATTCGCCGGTCACTGGGCGCGATCGGCCAGGGCATAATCTCGTTGCTGAGGAACGCGGCGTTCATGTGGTTGGCTTCCTCCCAACCGTTGATGAACTTCGATTCCATGCGCACCGTCTTGCCGGTCACCAGGTGTTTGATCTTGCCCACCTGGTTATAACGCTGATCACGGCTCACGACCTCTTCGAACACCGCCCACAACTTGCGGCTTTGCCAGGCGTTGAAGTTGCTCTCGAGCTGAGTTTGCCCGACCGTGGCCGCGTACTGCCCATAGAGCAAACCGAAGGCATCGGCGAACAGCAGGCTTTTGCCCGAGCCCTCCATCGTCGAGTGAGCCAGGACAGCCGTATCCATCTTCGCGCCCAGGTGCTGCAACGGGTACGCCAACCACTTCACCAACCAATCGCGTGACGACTGGTCGTGGTTGCACAGGAATGAAATCAACCACCGCAGGTTCTCGCACGCGGCATCATCGCGCGCTGGCTCCATGGGCAGCCCGTCGAACGTGTTGATGTAAACGTTGGGATCCTTGGTCATCGTCGGGTCGAACACGATGTTCTCCACGTCGACGACACGCCGCTCCGGGCTGTTCAACCACAAACCGTACATATCACCGAGGGCCATCTTGACCGCGCCTTCGGCAACCCGCCGCTTCTTTTCCCGGTCCCAAACGTCCTTGGTACCATCGATGTACACGTACCGTTCAATCGGCTCCAGGTTCAGTGCACCACCCTTCTTGCCAGCCATCTTGCGGGCTTGCTCGATCTCCTTGACCTTGTCATCCGAGATCAGCTTTTTGCTGGTATCCTCGACCCACTGTTTCGCCAATGGCTTGCCGACGCGAGCCTCAAACGCGGTTTTCTTCATCACCCGCGCCTTGTCGAGATCCCACACTTGCGTGGTGCCTTCGACCAGCACGTAACGCCGCAGTACTTGTTCATAGGTCAGCACCTCCCCCGCCCCCCCATCAGCAGCAGGAGCGGCCTTACTTGCCGTCGCACTGGAGTCCTGCTCGCTGGCATCCGCCGATGGGGCCGGGGGAAGATCTTGTGTGGCTGGGCGCGACGCATGCTGCATACCCAACATCCGGGCGGCTTCCTTCACCGCCTTCGACTGATCGCCATCGTGGTCCAGCAGGCAAAACACCTCAAACGCGTCATTCTGGTGACCGTTGGCCAACGGATCCGCGCCATGGTGCGAATAGACCTTGCGGTCGGTGACCGTCACACCAGGTAGCCCGGTACTGCTGTGTGGATACAGCCATTTGTTACCGCGCTTGATGTAATCGTGGGCACGCAACAGCTCTTCCACATCGTGGCATCGGTTGAATTCATCAATCACCGAGGGTTTGCCGTCAGCAGATGGAGCACGCTTGATAGGTTTCGCGGCGGGCTTCTTCGGTTTCGGTGCCCAAGGGCACGCGGCCTCGGCGTTGCGTTTGAACACATCCCAATTTTGCCAAATGTTCAGCAGCTCGTTGGTAAGCACCGGCAGACCATCTGCAGCATTCGGCGGCGTGCGCCAGGTGTACGGCTTGCCAGTGCCCGGGTGAATCGATGGCGGGAACACGTCCTGCACCAGGCCCGCACGAAGTTCAAACACCGTGAAGCGTTTGCACTCCTCAGCCTCGGCTTTCGCAGCAGCCTCGCCTGCAGCATTCCCCTGCTCTTTTGCCGCTTTCGCGCGAGCCATAAACCCCTTGTGAATCGACCCATCGGGGTCTTTCTCATTGGGCCAAGAAAGCGAGTGGCGCGTCAGCTCAATGTCATCCGGCATTTTGAACAGCACGCGGAACCGCAAAGGGTTGCCCACGATGGTCGGATAGACCACTGCCATGGCATCTAGATCGAGGCCCATCTGGTCGAACAATACAAACCGCGTCCACTGCACATCGTCCACGTCCAACGAGCAGACACGGCTGGGCCCGAGCACTACGCCCATGTTGTGATTGGGATTGCGTTGCCAGAATGTTTCGGCGGCAACCGGGTCAGTGATGTAACCACCCGGCTTGTTCCAGCCCATGCCCTTCGGCGCCTTTTCGCCCGGGTCAATTGGGACCAGGGCAAGGTTAAAGGTTTCGATGTAACGGCGAGCCCAGGACGATATCGCTGTGCTGGTGGATTGCTCACTCATCGCCGCCGCTCCCGCAACCCCTGACAACTGACGCAGGTTGCACACCCCTGTATCGCCTGCTGACGAAGCAGCGGGATAGGTTCGTCGCAATCCTCGCAGAATTGCGCGCTGACGGCGTACGTTGGGCGCGGGCGGCGGGCAAGCGCCATTTGCAGGAAGTATTCGGCCTGCTCGTTGGCTACATCGATGATGTCAGACATATCAGCCATGATCGCGCGCCTCCATGGCTTCCCGTGCGCCCGCCATGATGCCGAGCACAGCACGGATCACATCAGCGCCGTGTTTCTCCAGCAACTGGACTTCATGCAGCTCCCAGATGTTGTCCGCAGCACCTTCATGCATGCTCGACACGAACAGGCCAGTCTCGTGCAGCACCTTGCTGACGGCAAGCAACGCCGTCTTGGTAGGCGCTGCCGCCTCAGGTTTGTACCAGACCATACCGGCGGGCCGCATGAGCGCATCCAGGAGCAGAGAATTTCCCGTAAGCCGGATAAGCTCCTCAAGCTCATCAGGATCCAGCCAGCGTTGTTCGAAGTCGTGCTTTACCTTCTTTTGCAGGCTGTCGTAATCCATCACCATGTCGAGCGCCAAGGCGGTCACACCACCTTTGTAATCATGGGCCGCGCGGTAGATGGCTTTGCGAAGTGAAAGAACCGGCGCGGTGGCCGGTGATTGATCTGTTCGACTCATAACCGTAAATACCCCTTTTACGGTCTAGCCATAGAAACGGGCACGCCCTATCCTACGACCACGACCGATGTGCATGTGCTGTGTATCGTCGTAGTCGGGCTGGGGGATTCTTTGGTGAGAGGCCCCAGCTCGACACCTTTTTAAGCCGCTTTGGGCTTGCGTCGAGATCCGATTGGACGAATCTCTACCGCAGAACACGCCCCTTTCTCGTCAACCCGAACACGAATATCCCGAGCCGAGTTGAGCATTTGAGAAACAGCGCTTTGCGAAACCCCAATGAGTAAAGCCAGCTCTGGTTGAGTCTTTCCCTCTGCAAATTTCTCCAAAGGGATACCTATTTCGTTAGCCATCCACGTTTCCTCGAATGGGCGTTGCGGCATAGATATTAGTGTTACTTCTTTTAAACAGCATGAATGAAGACGCATCACTATTTTGAAAAAATAAGCCTTCCTTATAAATTGGGACGCATGATTATCTCAATCCCACTTGTTGCCGATGACGAGACCCGAAAAGCCGAAGCCATGCGCTTGAAGGCTATTTATCAGGATCGCAAGCGGAAAGACCCATCCATCACCCAGGACAAAATCGCCGATCTCTGCGAGTGGTCTGGACAAAGCGTCGTGAGTCAGTACTTGAATGGCCGCATTCCACTTAACATCGGAGCGCTCATCAAATTTGCCAACGTGCTGGGCTTTTCTCTCGACGAGGTCAGTCCGCGCCTAGCAGGGCTTGCAGAAATGCCTCGCTTAAGGCATCGGGAGGGAGCCTCAGAAAAAACCAGAAACACCGATTGGGAAATACACCCAATCGAGGCTTGGGACGATGACACCCCGCTCGGCCCTGATGAAGTCGAGCTACCATTCTTTAAGGAAGTGGAATTGTCGGCAGGTAAGGGCTCCGAGGTGATGCTTGAAACAAACGGCCGAAAGTTGCGTTTTGGCAAGCGAACGCTGAAGAGAAAGAGCATTGATCCTGCGGCAGCAGGATGCGTACCAGTGACTGGCAACAGTATGGAACCCGTGCTTCCGGACGGCAGCACCGTTGGCGTAGACACTGCGAACACAACCATTCAAGACGGAAAGATGTACGCAATCGATCATGACGGACAGCTCCGCGTGAAGCTCCTTTACCGGCTGCCAGGTTCTGGGCTACGTCTTCGAAGCTATAACACTGAAGAGCATCCAGACGAGCGCTATGAAGGCGACTACGTTCAGCAACACATACGCGTCATCGGGAAGGTGTTCTGGTATTCCGTCATGCTCTGAATCACCTCAATCGAAAAGGCCCCACTGGGGCTTTTTTTTCGACTACTACTTTTATTTAACTCATTTTATAAGTGATACTGTTGACTTATTAAATCAGTAATACTAATTTTGCACTCGTATCTACCTCTCACCAAAGAGTACGAGCCATGCAAACCACACAGCACAGCAACACCCGCAGCTCTGTCTACCTGCACCCAGCGGCATGCAGTAGCCGCGCAGCAGTAGAAGCCATCCAGCGCCGTACCGGCCTGCTGGTGATTACCACCCTCAAAGGTCGCACCGAGGCCATCCAGGCTTTCAACACCCTCGCCGCCGATAACAGCCACTCTCCATTCGGGGGTGACGCAGCATGACGACACTTCTAATCGGCCTTGCTGGGCGGGCTCGCTCAGGCAAAGACACCGCAGCACAACATCTGGTGAACAATCACGGATTCCAGTCCTATGCGTTCGCTGATCCGTTGCGCGATGGCCTAATGCACATCCTCAACCTGAGCCCGTGCGACTTCGAAGGCGAGCAAAAGGAACAAGCGTTGCCATGGTTGGGACGCTCACCCCGCGAACTAATGCAGTCCCTGGGCACCGAATGGGGCCGCAACAGCGTGCACCCTGAACTATGGCTGCTACTGGCCACGCAGAACCTAGACCTAATGGCACGCACCCACGACACCGCACGTGGCTTTGTCGTCAGCGACGTTCGGTTCAACAACGAAGCAGACTTCATCCGTAAGCG